TGCCTCAAAATCTACCCGCATCCGGGGCGCGTCGATTGGATATGCTTTCACTGTCACTTTGACGGATCGGAGGTGGTGCAATGAGCGCGCTAGAAGCCCTAGCCAACTCCTTGATCGGCCTATGCGTCTCGTGGGCGGCAACCTTCTTCGTGCTTGGCTACTCGCCCGGCGAAAGCGCGGCAATCACCGCCATGTTCTTTGGCCTATCATTCACCCGCGCATACGTTCTGCGCCTGATTTTCAAGAGGATAACAACATGAGCCTGCAAGAATACAGGGACTTCATAAACAGCCGAAAGGTTGACGCAAAACTCAAAGGGTTTTCGCCGTCCGCAATCAACCCGGCGGCAAAGCTGCACCAAAAGAAAACGCTGGACTTCTCCTTGAACTCTGGCCGCAGCGCCGCTTTTCTGGATACGGGCCTTGGCAAGTCTTTCATCGAACTGGAGTTCGCGCGGCAATGTGCCGATGAAACGGGCAAGCCGTCCTTGATCCTGACGCCGCTTGCGGTCGCTGGTCAGATGATCCGCGAGGGCCGCAAGTTCAATATCGACGCGCGGCAGATCAGGGAACAATCCGAAGTTGGCGCTGGCGTCATGGTCGCAAACTATGAACGGTTGCCAAAGCTGGACCCTGACACATTCGGCGCGATCATCCTTGACGAAAGCAGCATTCTAAAGTCTTTCGCGGGGCGCACCCGTAACATGCTTATGGATGCTTTTGCGGATACCCCTTACAAGCTTGCAGCAACCGCCACGCCTTCGCCAAACGATCACACGGAACTTGGCAATCATGCAGAGTTCTTGGGCGTAATGCGGCAGCAGGAAATGCTTTCCAAATGGTTTATCAATGACACGTCCACAGCATCCCAAGACTGGCGTTTGAAAGGTCACGCTGTCGAAAGCTTCTGGTCATGGGTAGCAAGCTGGAGCCGTTGCGCAACAATGCCAAGCGATCTTGGCGGCGATGATACGGGCTACATCCTGCCATCAATCGACCGGAAACTGCACCAAGTGGAAGCCGACAGATCAACGGATATTGAGCAAGGAATGCTTTTCCGCATCCCTGAATTGTCTGCTACGTCTTTCCACCAGGAAAAGCGGCTGACAATGAAACAGCGCTGCGAACTTGCGGCAGAACTGGCAACGCATGACAAGCCAGTGACGGTCTGGTGCGAAACAAACGAGGAAAGCGCATTGCTTGCGAAGCTGATCCCCGGCGCTATGGAAGTGCGCGGCGATCAATCACCAGAAGAAAAAGAAAAGCGGTTGCTTGGATTTGTTGACGGTGAATTTAGGGCGATTGTGACAAAACCAAAGCTTGCAGGTTTTGGCGTAAACTGGCAACATTGCAGCCATGCTGTCTTTGCCAGCATCAGCTTTTCATACGAGCAACACTACCAAGCTGTCAGGCGGTCGCATCGTTTCGGGCAATCAGAGCGCGTCCGCAATGACATTGTGATTTCAGATACGGAAGGGGCGATTTGGGCGGCGATCCACGGCAAGAGCGAAAAGCACGAGGAAATGAAACGCCGCATGAGCACGGCAATGAAAACCGCTCAGAATGAAGCATCGACGCGGGTTAAATACGATAGACCGATTGACCTAGCGTTTCCAGAATGGATCAAGGGAGAATGACCATGAAAAAACAACCGGAATACCAAGGCGCAGGCTGGATCATCCACAATAGCGACTGCATCGAGGGGATGCACGCTATGCCAGAGAATAGCGTTGATTGCGCGATCTTTTCTCCGCCTTTTGGCGACTTGTTCGTATACTCTGACAGCGAGCGCGATCTTGGCAACGCTGGCACGGGCGAAAACTTTATCAACCAGTACAAGTTCTTTGCTGAGGCGCTAACCCGCGTTCTGCGTCCCGGCAGGATTGCTTGCGTCCATTGCACAGACCTGCCTATGCGCAAGGGCAGGGACGGGGCTATTGGCCTGCAAGACTTCTCTGGCGATCTGATCCGGGCGCATACGGCGGCGGGCCTTGTGTATCATGGCCGTGCAACGATCTGGAAAGACCCCGTGGTAGAGATGCAGCGCACGAAAGCGCTGGGCCTTCTCTACAAGCAGATCCGCAAAGACAGCGCTATGAACCGCGTGGGGATGCCTGACTATATGCTGTTCTTTCGCAAGGATGCGCCGAATGATCGTCCTATTGAGCATACAGCACCAGCCGACAAGGATGCTTGGAAGATTGCGCTTGATTGGTTTAACGATCTTCGCCGCAATGGCCTTTGCTCGGATACGCCTGACGCCGAACTGATCCAAGAGCTTGTGAGCGAGGTTGAGTTTGACGTCATGCAATGGCAATCGCTTGCCAGCCCTGTATGGATGGATATTCAACAAGGCAACGTCCTGCGTGATTTTCGCAAGGCAAAGGGCGTAAACGATGAAAAGCACGTTTGCCCGTTGCAGCTTGACGTTATCCGCAAATGCTTGCGCCTTTACACCAGACCCGGCGATGTAGTTATGGACCCGTTCAACGGGATCGGATCGACGGGTTATGAGGCCGTCCGCGCGCGCCGTAAGTATATCGGGTTTGAATTAAAGCCGGAATACGCGGAACAGGCCGGATCAAATCTTGCCATTGCAGAGGCGTCACAGAATACGCTTTTCGGCGATGAGTAACAAAAAAGCCCGCCTTAATTGGCGGGCTTACTTCAATCTGAAAAGGTGACCTATGACCGACCCCGTAAACCATCCGGCCCACTATACCGCTCATCCGTCAGGCGTGGAATGCATCCAAATCACGGAACACATGGGTTTTTGCCTCGGCAACGCCATCAAATACATCTGGCGGGCCGACCTGAAAGGAAACGCCATCGAGGATCTGGAAAAGGCGCGGTTTTACATCAGCCGCGAAATAGAACGCCGCTCTAAAAACTCAAGCACCTGACGCGAGGCGTCACTAGCGCCAAGACCGACAATCACCGTCTGTCCTACATTCTCCAAATAGGCAGCAATCGCTTTCTGTTCACCGGAAAGCCTGCCGCCTTTTTGCCGCTTCATCTCAATCCACAAGCCCCAAGCCGGAACATGCAAATCAGGAATACCAGGCGTTACGCCCTCGGCCTTCATAGACTTGCCAACGCTAATCGATCGATGACCGCCATTCGGAATTGCATATAGCAACACGCCCGGAAACCGGGCCCGAAACCAATTCACAAAACCAACCTGTTCTTCATGCTCAGAAGGGAATGTCATCTCCGAACATTTCATCGGCAAGCGTTGCGGTTGTATCTTGCGTGGCTTCCTTGGCATGGTCAACTTTCCTCTCGCTGTAATCAAGCTGTACAATGTCGTGAAATTTGCCATTCGGCTTGATCTTAATCCGGCTTGGCTTTGCCCATGCCTCGCACTCCAACAAGGCGTCATTAGTGTTATGGCTGGATGATGTAAGCACCCCCATGCGGGCGTGATAACGGCTTGCGGCATATCCCCCATGATCCGGGCAAAGCCACTCAGACACACTGACCATTCCGCAGTGATACGTCACGCGGACACTGTCGGGCTTACCTGCCTTTTTCCACCGCTGATAATCAACACCATCAACATCAACCCACTCGGCTACAACTTGACTGGATAGCATCGCCCCGCCATAGCTTGACGATCCATGATTTAGCGTAGGCGGCGGAAACTCATGGCCGCATTCTGGGCAAAGCTTTGCCGCCGTATGGCACATCGTTTCGCAAGTCGGGCATTCCTTTACAGGAGCGTCACCCCCAGCGCTGGCCCCTTTGATTGACGGCTTTACCGCGTCAATAAACCCATGCCGCTCGACGTTCTGCCCGTAATCCAAAACAAGACAATTTTCCTTGCCCGGCGCAAGCCGCGTTCCGCGCCCGACCATCTGCACATATAGCCCCGTGCTGGCAGTTGCCCGAACAAGGGCCACCAGATCAACGGCAGGCACATTGAAACCAGTCGTCAAGACATTCACGTTTAACAGGCACCGAATTGACCCGCTTTTAAATGCTGCAATCTTGCTGTCTCGATCCCTTGCACCATCGGAACCAGTGACAGTTGCGCACTCAATCCCATGCGCCTCAAATTCCGCCTGCATCATTTCAGCGTGGCCAATTCCGCTGCAAAAAATCAACCACTTCTTGCGATCAGCGCCACGCTCCACAATCTCGGCAACCGTCTTGCGCACTAATTCAGGATCACTAGCGGCGGTCGCAAGTTCGCTTTCAATAAACTCCCCGCCGCGCATATGCACGTTGCTCAAGTCAATCTTATTCGCGCTGGCCTTGCTGATAACAGTGGACAAATAGCCTTGATCCATCAGCATAGACACCGGAATGTCATAGCAGATCCCGTCAAAAATAGCGCCTTCGCCCTTGTGCAAATACCCGCTATCCAAGCGATAAGGCGTTGCGGTCAAACCTACGATCTTAACCGCTGGATTGCATTCCTTTAGATCGGCAATGAACTTGCCATAACGCGTTGTCGTCTTTTTTGGAAGCATATGCGCCTCGTCAATCAACACCAGATCAGGCGCGGGAACGATGTTGTGAGCCTGTTCCCAGATTGATTGAATGCCCGCAAACGTGATCGGGCGGTCAAGCCGCTTCTGGCCTATGCTGGCGCTGTAGAATGCAAAGTCGGCTTGCGGATAGTTATCCATCAGTTCCGCCGCGTTTTGGCTGAGCAATTCCTTAACATGTGTCAGGATCAGCACCCTAGTGCCGGGGAAGGACATTGCGTCCTCCACCAGCTTGGCAATAATTAGGCTTTTGCCTGCCCCGGTCGGGGCAACAATGACGGGATTATCGCCGCGCTTGTCAGCCCAATACTGATACAAGCCGTCAATCGCGGCCTGCTGGTAGTCGCGAAGTTGGAGTTTCATTCAAACAAATCCCCACGATCCAAAACATCATCATCAGATGGAGACCACGGCGTAGGCGGCGGCGCAATAATTGCTTTTGGATGATTTGGAGATAGCCAAGAGCAAAACGTCCTGCACCCTTGGCATATCAGCTTATTTCCAGGCTGGCCGCCAACGGGCGGATACATGTCAGCCATATCACAGCCGCACCTCCTGCATGGCTTTAGAGCCTTGCAAGAGCCGTCTAGCTTAATCTCACCTATCTTCTCGATTTCATCGGTCATTAGAACGGAACCCACCCTTCCTTGATTTTCTGGCTATTGCCTTCGTGATTGCGGATAACTTCGCCGTCCGTTGTTTCGTACTCAATCCAATCGGGCCCGGCGTCCGTCATCTCCCACGGCATTCCGTAGGGGTTAAACAGATGCATCTCGCAGGGCTGCATATCCCGCCCCAAAGCGCAGGACCAAACCCCATCCCCACCCCGCTCAGGCGTTGAATGGGCGCATGTTCTGCAATTCACCAAGGGCGGTTTTCCACCATGGCAAATATCGCGATAATCGCAAAACTTGCACAGGTAAAAAGACGGATCAGAATTAAGCTTTTGCGGCGGCTTGTCTGAAAAGATAATCTCACCAGCCTTTGCCACCAGCTTCATAGCCTCGGCCATGTCATACTTGATCCGTTCAAAGTATATCTCATCCGTATTTTTATTCACGGCAATAAACGCGCAGCGATCAAGGCCAGCCAAATGCATACCGATTTGGCATTGCGCCCAATATTGCGGCTTGGTTTCCTGCACCCCTTTATTCTGCGTGGCCTTGAAATTCTTGTCGTTCATCGTCTTGAACTCCAAGGTATGAGGCGCTGAACTCTCGGCAAAGCCTTCACCCACGCCGTCCAGGCTCAGTGCAAAATGACCGTCATGGGCGGTAAATCGGATCTGCTTGCCCGTGTCTGGATCACGATCCCATACCTTAACGCCAATAGCGCGCAGGTTTGAGACGATCCTTTCTTCCTCCCGGTCGCCAGTCTCAAACAAGCGCAATAAGCGCCCGTCAAAATTCGGCGCGTCATAGTGCCGGAATTGATACCACAGCGCGCGGGCGCATTCATTGCCGATCTGACTACCGCCCAAATGCGGGCGATGCTCGTTCTTTCGCGCCGCCTTGTAATGGTCATAAATCGCCTGCACGGTCTTTGGCGTTGCGTATGCGTCAAGGTTCACTTACCTGCCTCCATCTATCCAGCATTAAGCCCCCGCAGGGGCTTAAGTCTTGATTGACGTTACTTCCCACGCTTCCAAGGAGGTGTAGACGCGCTGGACGTGCTGGCCTGAGCGCTGGACGCTCCGCCTTTTTCAACCGCCGCGTATTCCTTGATTTCATTCGACGCGCTGTAACCCCCATCGGCGGGCTTTACCGCAACCTTCACCATAAATGGCTTGTCGTGCAGGTCGCTGGAATTGCGCGGCGTCATAATGCCAACGGCCCGGCAGATGCTGGAAAGCGTCCGCTGCGCAATGTCAACCGCCGTCTGGTTCGGGTTGTTCAGGTTCAAGCGTTCAAACACCTTGCGCCCCTGATACTCGCCCTCGATCACTTCTACGGTCAGTTGCAAGTAACTGCCCGTCTGCGCCTTCGTCGGCTTTTCTTCACTTTCGGTGAAAACCGCCTTGTACCATGCAGCCGGGATCGGCTCCATGCTTTGGGACGGTTCAACCGTATTAGCG